ATTTATATCACTTTTTCTTTTAAAGTAAAGTGACAATTCTGATAAAAGTAATGTATCACCCCCTTCAGCCATACCTTTCCTAATAAAGAAGGTTTGAGCAAGAGGGTCGCCTCGTCTTGGGAATGTAACAGAACGTGGTACTACTACTTGATCCAAATTAATTTGTGGTTCTCTTGTGGATAGTTCAGTCTTTTCTATAGAAAAGTTATATGCTCTATAAGTAAGGGTTCCTTTTGAAGTTGCGGCAGACTCTATGCTTGCATATTGGTCAACATCAGCAACTTGTAGTACTCTGTCTCCTACAAAGAAAGTCTCTGCAGGTACTTTAAACACGGCATATAATATTCCATTTGCGTCTGTGGTAATACCATCAGCTGAAATTCCATAATTTCCTGATTTTAGAATGTCACCTGCAACATCCGCGGTGGTTCCTGGTGCAACGTGTGCACTAATATCTTGTTTATCAAAGTAGAACCAATGTGGTGTATTTGGTCTAAGACCAGCCATCCAAATTTTTATTTCTCTTTCTGCAATAAAAGGATTGAACTCAAAGTTAGTAATAAAGTCACCAACAAATTTTCCGGATTCCTGCACTGAAAGAGTAGATACGGTTTCATTAAAATTAAGAGTTCCGCCACGTCTGCCAAATGGATTCAATCCATTCCATCCACTTTCAGTAACAACATCAGTTAAAGGAATAAATGTTTGTAAATTTTCTACGAAATCATCAAATACAGTAACCAAGTCGATTTCGAGTGGCTCGGGGTTTGCTGTCATATCATATGCAACATCATATTCTGGTGATAGTGCACCTTGCCCTTTGTAGTTATAAAAGTTTGATACAACATTTCGAAAGCTTGTAGCATATGGTTGTGAAATTATCTCTACGTTTGCATTTCTTGATAGAGTTACAACATCGGGATTTACCGTTGCTGGAAAGATAGAAGCATTCACAGATGATGAATATTTAAGATCTAATGGAAATTGCCTTACTGAAGGCATTAGAACTTCTTCATTAAATTTTAATGATGCACTATAATTAGGATCGCCAATATCTGCAAACTTAAGATCACGGAACGATTCAACAATAAACCCGTTTTTAAATCTGTTTAAACCATTTTCATCTAGTATGGAAAGATCTCTGGTATCAGATTCTAATTGGCTCAATGAAATATAATAATTTAAGTTATCCAACTTTGTTTGGATATTCTTAATATCTTTCATTTTAAAACCTTCGGCAGTTTTTCTGTTTATTCTAATGCCGTAATTAGGTTTGCCTTTTATTGCTGCCTCTGCCTTAGTTAATGCTGGAACACCTGGAACGATAATTTCTGCTAATACTAATTGGTCTGGTCCTAATAAAGGAGGTCTGGCAAATTGTTCTTCTTTACCTTGCACGATTCCAAATCTTCCATAAGCATCAACTGTTACTGCATCTACTCTAGTAAAATAATATGTCATATCCATGCTGGAATATGCATTTCTTGCGGGAATAATCGGAGGGAATGTAGTAAATGTAGGAGCATTTGCACCTACCTGTGCAGAAATATTAGGTGCAGCACCTACTGTTGTCGCAGTATAATCTGCTAGTGTATCTTTGTCAACCTGACTTCTAAAATCAATGGATTCTCTTAAATTGTATTTTTTGCCCTTAGAAGAAACATATACTGGTATGTCATTTAAGCTATTATTTGTGTCCGTAATATCATTTGGGTTAACCGCGGTAGGATAACTTTCAATGGTAAAATAGTTACTTCCTGAACTACCGTCTACTTTAAATACCTTAAGCTTAATATCTAGTCTGCCGGATGGTGGAATCGGACGGCCTTTAATATATTCCATGTAAGATATATCTAAGTAATGGTCTTTATGATTTTTAAATAATCTAAAACTATCCTTATAATCTACTGGGGGTGAAACTGTATTATCCATTACTTCTGTAATTTCATAAACATCAGGGAATCCTAAACTCCACCTGTTGTCTTGAGTATCAAAAACATGAGTAATATAAATGTATGGTTCAGCAATTATTTTTTCATGTGGTTGAGCATTAGCTCCAATAGTATTAATATTGTAATAAACGTGGCAAGCATTGCCAGCAGCACCATCAGCTGGATCAATGTTGATCTGTAATTGGCCACCTGCAAGATTTACCTGTGTTGAGGTAACTGTTAACTTTTGTCCAGTATTATCAATTACCAAAGTTTCACTATGGTCGACGTTAAAGTTTTCATCGGATAGGTTGCTTACATTTATAAGAATTGTGTCAGATACAGATACAGTCGTGTCAACAGATCGTCTTACGGGAAGTACATTTGTTGTGGTACCCTTTAAACTGAACATTCCTGTATCAAAAATCAGAGCCTGCTTGTCTGATTCTTCCATTGTAGCAATAGAGTCTACAGGTTCGGATGCTGCAGTATTTGCAACTTCGATATATCCGGTTGCGACATCCAATATTTCCACATTTCTAAAATTATTCCCAGGAGTCATTCTGACTCCCATGAGATGAACTTTATCTGGTGTCATATTATATACGAATGCTTCACCAATTTTTACACTGCCGTTATCCTTTAAGTCTACTGCTGTAAAGTCTAGTGGTATATGCCCTTGATAGGAAGATACAGATACATAATTTCCATAATTCAATGAGGTAAATTGATTCTCTACAGTTTCTGAAGACGAAACCGGAATAATATCAAATGCATTTTCTGCAAGATTTTCTACTCTATATCCTTTTACATATGCAACGCCTGGCCCGATGTTTGCTACAAGAGAATTTCCTTGTCTTGCAGAATTAACGGAGAAATTACTTACGACATAATTACCAGATTCTTCATAAGTTCTCCTAGCCATTTCATCTGTAATAGTATTAAATTGTGTAACATCTCTAATACTTACAGCATTACCATTTTTATAACGGATTAATGAGAAGAAGTCAGCGTCTGCATCAGCCGCGGCAGTAGTTTTTACTGTCAGCGTTGGAATTAATCTAAGTCTATCGGCTCCTGGCGCATTGAAATTATTTGATCCGTTTGCATTATCGTACAAAGTTTCATCTTCGAATGCATTCACAAGTGTTTCTTGTACTTGGTATCCGACAGAAAGCTGATCTGGTTGGTTTGTATATTTACTTACAATGAGTGTTTGTGCATCAGCAAATAGGAAGTGACCCTTTTGGAACACAACACCTGCTTCTGCCCGAATACCAAAGGCAGGTCCTACACGAGGAGTTTGGTTTGTGGCAGCAACTGTAGCAACGGTTGTTGTTTGAATTGGATTTGTTTCTCCAAAACCCAATGGATCTAATTTAAATTTCTTTTCTACGATTATTAAGTTTTCTTCTAGGAATGCTGTAACCCTTGAAGAATCTCCTGGATCTTCACCCTCACCTGTATATGAAATAAAGAGAGTATTGAGATTAGGAGGCCTTGAGCTGAGACCTAATGCACCTGCAAAAATTATTGCTTTTAAGCCTGAGGTTGCTCCTGTTACTTCATACACATAATCAATTGCCGTAGTCACACCACCAATTATTTCACTGTCTCTGCGAGAAGCATATTTGGTAGGATCAAACTGAACATTACTTGTATCTGTGTCCTGAACTTTTACATAACTGAGTCCACCGATTTGTGTAAAGTTACAACCTTTGATAATACTGCCTTCTTTGTAGACATTATCACCAAATTGCTCTATTTGATTTTGTAAAGTAGTTTGAAGCTGTGTGAGCTCTCTGGCCTGGACTGCATATCCTGGTTTAAATAATATCTTATAATATTGATTAGTTAAATCATAATCATCAAAATATGGAGCAGTGCTTAAATTTGTATTAATTGGCATCTATTTGTTCCTTAAAATTCCATTACGAATTTAAATTCTTCTCTCGAGTTTACAGTTCGTTCCAATGGGAAAAAATCCTCCATGTAATATACTTTTCCAGTTCTCTGGACATATGGAGACTCTATAATATTATCAACCACAGGAGTATTTATTCTAATATTTTGCCCGGTGCTTTTTCTAAAATTCAAAGATGTATCTAATGAGATATCATTATTAGCAACATTTAATTGCGGTCCAGAATAATTTATCAAGTAAAATGTATTTGAAGTTTGGTCTGTACTATGTACCTGTCCTTGAAATACAATCTCATTACTTGTATTATATTGGTATAGTATTTCATCACGTACTACATCTCTAGTATCATCAGACGTAATTGCAATTCTATTATCAAAAATTTCTGGGCCACCTGTTAGATTATTATATAAAACAGTGTTTGCCCATTCTGGATCTTTAACAACCCCTACTTTTGAATAAACATTATTATATCCTATTTCATTATTATTCGCACCAGTAATGTATCCATATAGTAAGAAATGTCTACAGTAAAATTCATTTAATAAATTTGAACCATGGCCATCAACAGGTGTAAGTATTGGTCTTAATAATGCCTTAACATCAATTGTAGCTGGATTGCCAGGGTCGAAATCATAAACTGGGTTGACTACCTCTGCTGTAGCATTATTATAATTCTGGCCGCCTTCAAATAATGTAACATCTGTTACTATTCCGTTAGTAATTATAGGTATTGCTAGAGCTCCAGAACCATCACCTGATATTTTAATTCTTGGGAATACTTGGAATGAGGAAGTACCGCCTCCTTGTCCACCCAGTCCCTGAACGCTATCGGCGGGTTGGCCCTCAACTACAAACAAACCTCTCGAGTTTGGATCGTCCCAGGTATAAGATAAAATTGTCCAGGGGTATGAAAAACCGCCATTTGAGTTTGTGGTGTAAATTGTTTGCCCTACGTAATATGCAAACAATTTTGAAAAAGTTGTTCCCACACCAAATTCTACGGTAAGTCTACCTATATTTCCATTTGAATTTTGTATTCGTTTTACTTGCCCCAATGCAACGGTATATCCGTTATTACTATCAATATTAGTAACTTCAATATCCCCGAGTTGAGAACCTGCTGTATTTGCAACTGGATCTGTGTCAAAGGTACCCATTATAGGAATATATCCAAGAGCATTATATGATTCAAATTCAATCCTGGTTATAGCATACATAAATTTCCATATGTATCCATCCCCTGTATCATATATTTGATTTATAGTACTTGCATCATAAATTGGAGCACTTATTGAAGCTCCTCCATCATTATTATCAAGACATTTATAAACTCTATAATCACCAGTAGAGTTATTTGTTGGGCCTACCACTGCATAAAAATTTGAATTTGAAATGTCTATGTTATCGTCATACTTTGCATAGACACCACCCAACTGCCACGGGTAATATTTAATCATATATTTTACGTCGGAGTTGTTAATCTTTTTACCAAATTGTACTTGTTCCAAAAATTTTGTAGTAGAACGAATAGAATTTGTAGAGTCTTCTTTTACTGTGCCGGATGCAAATACATAATATTGGCTTGCCAGTACATCTGCTACAAATAATCTCGTAGTATCAATTTTCCAATCTGTTGTCAATACTTCTGCCATTTGAATCCTGCTGTTCTAAATGTTCTAATATTTGTTATTTATACCTAACCGCGGTGCCTTATCTTGGGCCTTGGGTAGGTAATACTTGTTTCTTTTCTTCTACCCTTTTTCTGAAAAGGATATGCGGCCCCTGTGTCTGGTCTCAAATTTTCCCAATATGCAATTGCATCGTTGGCACCGTCTAATGCATAAGAACTAGTAGGTGGAGTACCCGAATCGTACATATTTCCTGTGACAGCTGTTTCCTTTAGCCAATCGTTTGCCTGTTGTTGGGACATATCCTGCCAGGACTCTGCCATTAAAGCAAGAATGCCTGTTACCTGAGGAGCAGCCATGCTTGTTCCTTGGTATTTGGCCTGATCATAATTAGAATCTCTAGGATCATCTATACTTGAAGCACTAGTAAATGTTCGGTCATTCAATGAACTTTGAATAGTCATCCCAGCTGCAAATATGTCAACGGCACTGCCGTAATTGCTAAAATATGCCTTCCCTAGCCTATCATTTGTCTCAAGCGCACCAACTACTATAGAATTATCAACGCCCTGACCTGATGCACTTCCTTTCATATATGTATAGGTTCGGTCAAAAAGATTTGCCAACCTTAGAGTAAGCTGATTGTTGTAATCAACATCTGAAGCTATTGTTATTTTATTATTATCATTTCCAGCTGCATAAACTACAATGATACCATCATCAATAGCATCTTGTATATCTGCAAATCGTGCCGTATCATAATATGGTATTCTTGTATATTCTAGTACAGTAGGGGTTCCGCCGACATTAAAAGTTCCTGAAAGTACATTTAAGCCTGCAGCTTCTAACTGTGCTGCCGTCAATTCATCACCTTGATTGACCGCAGTTGTAGTTCCACGATATGTTATTGAATAAGGAAATTTATAGCTTGAGTATGATATTGCATCACGATAAAGATTTATACCTGAACCATAACTGTGATTTGATACTGTCGGGTTTCTACGACCTGTTGCTGGGTTGATTCGTTTCGTATTATGCCACTCCCTAATATAGTCCCACATTTGACTACTTATATTACCATTAGGGTTTGAACTATAAGGACTTATGTTGTAAATATCAGAGTTTCTAGCCCAACCTTGAGTGTTACCGGCAACTGTTCCAGCGCAATGTGCGCCGTGATTGTTGTCAGAAGACAAACCTTCGTCTACTGGATTACTAGCATTTATATAAGGAGTATAATCATAAGTTCCTGAACCGCCGTGTGAAAACCAATTTATCTGCTTTATTCTTGAAGCGCCGTTTGATGCTGGTGTATAATATGAAGGACCGGCATCATTGTTTCTAAAAATATCTCTTAAAACATCAAAGTCTGGTTTACTTAATACTGGTTGAAAATACGATTTGAATAGAGCATACCCTTTCGGATTATTAGCTAACATTCCAGCTGGAGTTTTTAATGAGTCAGACCATTCTGGGGCAAGACTTCCGCCATCCCAAAAAGTACTCATATCCCACATTGACCAGTTAACTAAATACATATATTCTTTATAAGCTACCTCAGCTGCCTCGTCCACTGTTGCCCAATCAGAAGCGTAACCAGACGGGTCAAAAAATCCGCCATCAATAGCTTCTTTCATGGCAAGGTGCAATTCTGTTGTTTGCCAATTAACATTATTAGTTGCTAACCAATTCACGGCTGTTTCAGATCCCGGTACCGCACCCATAACACCAAACAAATGTATTGTGTGCATGAGATGTTCTACAAGTTCTTCAATGTCTCTATCACCAACTGATGGGCTTGGTCCAGAAATGTTAGCGTACCAAACCATATCGTTATGAACATGACTATCTAAAAAGTTAACATAACCGGCATACTGTGCCGCACCCACATCTGTCAAAAAGTTTGGACTATACTCAGAACCAGCAC